CTGCAATGAAACAAGAATTTAAATTATTAGCTGATGTATTTTCACAATACCTACCACCAGAATATCCTTATGATGTTGTTGGTGCACAGAGAATGATTAAGCAACAAGACTTTGATGATCAAATAGATATTATACCTGTAGCTGATCCAAACATATTCTCACAATCACAAAGAATAAGTTTAGCACAAACTGAATTACAACTTGCAATGTCTAATCCAAAAATTCACAACATGTATGAAGCATACAGAGATATGTATGAAGCAATCGGTGTAAAAAATATTGATCAAATATTACCACCACCTCAACAACCTATGCCAATGGACCCAGCGTCTGAAAATATTATGGCAATGTCTGGTAAACCTTTTCAAGCATTCAAAGGTCAAGACCATA